AACCGTTTTGAAATGATCTTTTTACACATTTGTTACACGGTCCAGCACGGTGGTCCAGACTGTTCCATATTTGCTAGGTGATCCGTTCGATCCTGATAATATATATTAGTCTGGTTCAGGCCAAGCACACGATCTATGACCATATGGTCGGGTTTGGCGCAACCTCATGGCTTGTGTGCAGTATGGCCCCACTTTTTGTAAAAATTTTATACTGCGGCAACAGTGATTTTTCTTACTCAATATTTTCTATAAAGCGGTGGCACTAAATAATTGCAAATGGCAAAGAAACCTCTCAACAGACCAATCAGGACATCAGGTGGACCAAAGAAGTTCAAAGTGTATGTCAAGAATCCCAAGACTGGGCGTGTCAAGACCATAAGGTTCGGACAGAGTGGTGTAAAGATTAAAAAGTCAAATCCCAAAGCTCGTAAGAGCTTCCGTGCTAGACACAAGTGCAGTACAGCTAAAAATAAAATGACGGCTAGGTATTGGAGTTGCCGTAACTGGTAACTAGCGTGTGTTCCAACGCCATCTACCCTTTTGAATCATCTCTCGGACATTCTGTCGTTGTGTTGCAACAACAAGATGCATAGGGTTCACACAGCGTGGGTTGTCACACTGGTGCAACACTGGATCACCGCGTTCCAACAACTTACGATCCCGCGGACGGTGGATCCACACTGATAAACGGTGAGCCAACCATGTCCTACCGTGCATAGCTATCATACCGTACGGTGCCGATGGTGTGCTGGTGCTTGTCCAACAATCATACCTGCCACGCTTTTGGATGCGTGACCAGAACCGTTTTAAATCTTTTTGGGTGAGCTTTTTCAGTGTGTGTCCTCTCTGCGGTAAATATTTATGGGTCAATTGTACTTCTATTGTAGCGTATGTGTCATAACAAACGGTTGGCCCACACACAAAGGAGATCGTAATTATGTATGGAAAAAAATACAAATCTAAAAAAGGTAAGAAGAAAACTAAGAAGTCCAAGTCAAGAAAATCAAGAACAAAAAAGTTTTATTAATTACGCCAACAGGTACGGCATACACAGTGGATCAAGTCTGCTAGAGTTTTGCCGTGCCTACATGGACTACTGTAAGCAAAAAAAATCGTAACATACACTAAATAACTGTGACGGATAACTTATTTTAAGCCTGTCTAAGCTGGTGAAACGAGCAGTGGGCGAATGCTTTAATTTGCAAGTTTGCAAACTGGTACTGTGCTGGGACAATCGAAAGACCTCAAAGCTGTATCAACAATTTCAAGCGATATAAATTTTATACAATTAACTACTAAATTTTTATCAGGAGGATTTCAAAATGGCAGTAGGCGGAACAGTAACAAATGCATTTGTCCAAATGTGGTCTGATGATGTTACAATGTTAGCACAAGCGACTAGTTCAAAATTACAGGGTTCTGTAAGAACAGTTAGAGGTGTTATCGGTAGCACATACAAATTTCACACACTAGGCAAAGGTGGTTACATCAAAAACAAAACGAGAAACGCAGATTTAAGAGTTATGTCTGATTCAGCGGCTTTCTCAGCACCAGGTGATGGTGCATCTTACACTGGTTCAACGGCGGATCACGCAGTTGTTTCAGCAACTATGAATTCATTTGTAACAGGTGAGTACATTGAAGACATAGATCAATTAAGAACAAACATTGATTACAGAAAATCATACCAAGGTGCTATCGCGGCGGCTCTTAACAGAGCATATGACAACGAGATCGTTGGAGTATTAGACGCGGCGACTCCAGGTTCAACTGTGACAGCTTCATCAGGTTTAGTTAAAGACAAACTTGTTGAAACAGCTGAAGCGTTAAACTTGAAAGACGTACCAAATGGTCAAAGATTCTTAGTAATCTCTCCAAAAGCACTTACAGACTTATTAGGTCAAACAGATCTAGTATCATCTGACTTTGTTGCAAATCAAGGTTTACAAACTGGATTCATTCCAAACATCATGGGTTTCAATGTTATCGTTTCAAACGCATTAACATTAACTGCAGGTGTTAGAGCTTGTTATGCCTATGACATGAACAGCATTGGCTGTGCAATTGGTAAAGACATTTCATCAAGATTTGACTACGTACCACAAAAAGTGGCGCACCTAGTTACAGCTGAGTTCACACAAGGTTGTGCGGTGATCGACACTGACGGTCTAGTTCAAGTTGATGTAACTGAGTAATCAATTTACACTATAATCAAAGGGCGGTCATTCAACTGGTCGCCCTTTTTTTTTAATAAATACTTGCAAGGATCCAGCATATGACAATGACAAAAGAGAAAATTGCTACACAGGCCATGTTAAGAATTGGTGGTAGCCCAGTAACAGACTTCACAGCCAACACAAGAGAGGCGCAAGTGGTGTCAAACATCTATGACACTTGCAAAGAATCACTGTTTAACTACGCACAATGGAATTTTGCCACAGTTAAAACAGCACTATCGCAACTCAATCAAACAATAACTGACCCAAACTACACTCACGTGTACAGTCTACCTGCAAACACATTAAGGATACTAGGTGTTTTTGACAAAGACGGTAACTATTACACAAACTACAGCGTGGAAAACAACAAAATTTATACAACATTTGGTTCAGCAAAATTACAATACATAGAACTACAGACAGAATCTGCATTTCCATCATTTTTTACAGAGTGTTTAGTTACAAAATTGGCTTTTGAATGTGCGGAAGCACTGACAGGTCAAGGTTCTACACAAGAAAGATTGTACAAAGAATTTTTAGACAAGTTGAGAAGAGCCAGAGTAGCAGACGGACAGGAGAATCCACCACAAAGTATTGTTGGACCAGGTAGCTTGATAGCGGCACATCAAGGTTCATTTGTAGTTAGAAGGGGATAACAAGTGAGTGTACTCAAACAAACACAGTTCCTTTTTACAAAAGGAGAAGTTGGTCCATTTATGGAAGCAAGGGCCGACACAAACATCTACAAAGCTGGTTTAAGAACTTGCGAAAACTTTTTTATACTACCACAAGGTGGTTTGAAAAGAAGACCAGGTTTTAAATTTATAGATGACCATCCAGAAACAACAGGAGCGGGTGACAACGGTTTTGATTCAAGTGCAAGACTTATACCTTTCAACTTTGGTAACGAACAAGAATATGTTTTAATTTTTGAACCAGGTAAGTTTCACGTATACAAGAGCGATCTATATCAAACTACAATCACAAACGGTGTAAGTTCAAATGTTTGTCCATGGACATCAAGCACAATTGATGAATTGAGATATGCACAAACGCTAGACACTTTGATCATTGTACACAAAGATATGCATCCAGTAAAAATTGTTAGAGGTAACAGCCACACAAGTTGGACATCATCAACTTTGGGTTTTGATTTTGTACCACTTGTAAATCACAGTTTTGATTCAGGCATAACTGTAACAGCAGTCAACAACTATGGAAGTGGACACGCACAAGCAGGTCAAGGTAATGTGGCTTTTGGTGCAAATGTGCAACTAGACATATCAGGTGGTTCATATGCTTGGACTAATGCAAGTTGGCCAGATGGACACGTAAATCAACACGTGAGTCTAAATGGTGGCTTGTTAAAAATACATCAAGTAAACAACGGCACAACTGCATATGCAACAGTACAAGAAGAACTTGTAAATGATGACAATGTAGAAAATGATGCTTGGGAAGTTGATGCATTCAGTAATTTAAGTTCAACATATGGTGGTGGTTGGCCAAGATCAATCAGTTTTCATCAAAACAGATTAGTGTTTGGTGGTAGCAGAGACAATCCACAAACAATATTTGGATCACAGTCAGGTTCTTTTTTTAATTTCAAACCCACAACTAAAATTGTTGAGCTAGAAAAAACTACAACAACAACAGGTGGTAACTCAACCATAACAACAGAAGAACATATACAAGGTCAGGTAACAGATGACGCTGGTTTTAGTTTTACTATTGCTAGTGATGAAGTTTCAATAATATATCATCTAGTGTCAACCCAGCAGTTGTATGTTTTTGCAAGTTCAGGTGAATGGTTGATGGAAGGATCTCCTGTTACGCCAACATCAGTTTCAATCAATAGACAAACAAACTATGGTATCACAGCAAATGGCCACAAGCCTGCAATAGTAGACACTGAAGCTATGTTTTTATCAAACAACACAGAGCTACGTGCTTTTGCATACAACTACAACACAGATGGTTATCAAGCAAAAAACTACACGCTGATATCACACCATATCTTACAAGATCCAATTGACAGGCATAACACTTGATCACTTATCAAATGAGAGTGTGAGATGTTTGACTGATGGTAGTGTACACGCAAATATAACATTGAATGGATCAGGTGTGGGAACACTATCAGGTACATTTACAAATGTTGCGGCTGGCTTACATTATGAGAGTAACATTGAAACGCTACCAGCAACAGTGATAATACAAAATCAATACTCACAGAGAGGTGAGCAGATAACCAAAAAGCGAGCTGACATTGTTTTACAAAACACACAGTCATTAATTTTTGACGGATATGATGTCCAGTTCACGACATTAAATAACACTACAGTAAACGCAACACCTACTAATTTTAGTGGAACAAAATTAGTTTTCTTAAGTGGAACGGGCGTTGACCTTACTGTGACAGCAAATATAAAAGATCCTCTACCAGCAACAATACTTGGAGCAACGGTAGAGTACAAAGTTCCACTAACATTGGAGAGTTAATATGGGCGGAAGACCAGCACCAGGACCAGCACCAGTAGTACCAAAACCAAAACCACAGCCTACGGCAAGTTCAAGTAAAAAAGGACCAAGAAAGTATGCAATAGGTAAAGCAGGACAAGGTTCAAGTGCAATTGGATCAACTGTTTCTGATCAGAATATGATGAAAAGAAGAAGTGGTAGAAAAAGTCTAGTTACAAAAAGAGGTACGCCATTGGGCACTGACCTTACACAAGACACATCTGCAGAAAACAAAACTTTATTAACAGGTGACAAACTAGGAGTATATTAATGGCATTTTTAGCACCAGCGGCAGTAGGAGCCACAACAGCAGGAACAACAGCGGCGGCGGCAGGAGCGGCGGCACAAGGTGCGGCTATCACTAGTGCGGCGGCGGCTACTACAGCGGCAACTACAGCGGCTTCAACAAGCACATTGTTAGGATCACTTTCTAGTATCTACAGCACACTTCAACCAGTGTTGACAGCAGTTAGTATTGCATCACCATTTATTGCAATGGCCAGCACAGGTGCAATGATGGCACAACAAATGGCACTTGCAAACCAACAAGCAAGTTTAACTGAGTATGAAGTTGAAAGTATGAAACAGGCTTCAATGTTGAGAGCGGCTGACAGAAAAAGAAAAATGAGAAGAGCAGTTGGAACACAGTTAGCATTATACGGATCAGCTGGTGTAGATCCATTAAAAGGCACTCCTGTTGATGTAATGGCTGACACAGCAAAAACTTTTGCGTTTGATCAATTTACAGATGACTTCAATGTTTCAAGTAGAGCTTACGCAGGAATGATTAAAGCAAGAAATCAAAGAGATTATGGAAAACAACAAGCAGTAGGATCATTGTTAGATTTTGGAACAAGATTTGCAATGAGAGGATAATATGAAAAAAGGATATCATAGAACAAAATCAGGAAGAGTAGCAAAAAAAGGTTTGTACTATTATGCAAACAAAAGAAAAGCATCAGGTAAGAAACCAATCAAAAGAGGCAAAAAAGGCTACGTAACAAAAGCGGCTATCAAAAGATCAGCCAAGACTGCGAGGAGATAAATCATGGCTGTGAAAAAAATACCAACATACGAAACATCAGGAAAAATATCATCAGGTTTCAAAGCACCTAAATTAAAAGATGGTACAGTAAGCATCTTAAAATCAATCAACTCACTTGCACAAGATCATCTAGACATCAAAGCGGCTGAAGAAGGACAACAAGAAGGTTACCAAGCAGTTGACAAAGGCACAGTTGACATCAATGAAGCAATGGCAAAACCAAACACTATCAGAGGAGCGGCATTTAAAAAAGGTGCAAGTTCAAGTTTTATTGCAAAGACAGAACAAGAATATGAAACACAGCTAACAGAACTTAAAAACAACAACTTGTATGACTCAGAAAAATTTAACACTGAAGCATTGAAGTTGAGAGAAACTTTTTTAAAGAAAACACCTGCAAGTTTACAACAAGCAATAGGCGTTGGGTTTGACAAACAAGCAGGAAGATTTAACACACAAATAAACACAAATAGTTTTTTAAGACAAGAAGCAGAAGATCTAAAAATTGAAACAGATAGATTAGTTGATCTTACAAACAAGATTCATGAAGGCATATTAGCAGGTGATGATGATGTTGAAGAACTAGTTGCTAAATTTATGTTTCATACAAATCAACTGTACAATGTTGATAAGAAAATTGACATACAAGTTTTAGAACAGTTCCAAAATAGTTTTTTCAAATCTGTTATCACAGCTGAAATCAAAAAAAGTTTTGAAGACACACCAAACATCAGCAAAGAAGAATTTATCAAAGAACTTGAAGAAGATGGATACAAGTCATATCTAAAAGATTTAAAAGTTGTATACGAAGATGAGATCAAAAAAGGTCTACCACAGTTTAAGATACCAGAAACATTAGATCCAAGATTGTTTAGTGAGATCATTAGTGATCTAAAAAGTGATTTTAGAGAAATGGTTGAAGCAAGAAAGAGTGAGTCTGCACTTGCACAAACAAATGTAACAAAAACATTAAACAACGCATTAGAAAATGACACACCAATTAATGAGGCAATGCCTTTACCAAACTTGTACAAGATTGCTGAAGATAATTTTTGGGACAACGAAACATTAGAAAGTTATCTAAACTTATACAAACAAGCTGAACTTACACAAACATACACAAAAAATC